CTTGTTGCTGTGGAGATCACCGAACTCTTTAGTGTTTCATACACTATGGCTGGGTATCTGGGCGGAGCCGGTGTCTCCATGGCTTGACGTACATAGTAAATCACCCTCACCTACCTGCTCCTCTACAAGACGCCCAAGTACGTCGCGGGAAGGAGTAAGAGTCATGTCGGTTTTTTAACCCAACATGAGTGCCCTGTACTTTGTAAAATCAGCTAGTGAGCGGAGTGTCCCGATGGACCCATACCCCCGCAACTCGCGAAGAGAAATCCGCTTTGAGCTGAGGAGTTAGAGGGAGTCTGATATTGGGACCACCTCCTCTCCTAGGTAAGTCAATGTATGACTCTTCGGTAATAGCTTTGACTAGCTCTTGGAGGCTCCATCGTGAAAGGACATGAGCTCGACAAGCTGCGTGTAGGATTTCTGTCCACTCTTCGTAAAGTGGATGGTCTCTATCCCTCTCCAGCATTGTTAAGAACACTTTATAAGCGACTCTGCATGCTCCTCGAATTGTGCCGTGTGTCACAGCAGCAAGAGGTACAAGGATCTCCGAAGCCGCGATCATGAGTGTCTTAGTGTGAGATATCCCCAACGCTGTACACGACTCCACCCAGTATTTGTTGCGGATTGTTAAGACAATGCTGTTTACCGACGGAATAACTCTAGCAGGTAAAGAGAGTGCTATGTCGCGAACAGAAGTGATCTCCAGCAATGCTTCTTGTACTAGATCTGTGTACATAATTTCTACATGATATGTGACCATGAAATGCCTGGCAATCCACGAGTAGAGTAGAGTAGCGCTGTCTCTTTGATACCGAAGTCGTACTAAGATTTTCTTCGCTCTACCTCTTTTCGACACAAGTGTGAGGATACGTTGAATCTCCTCGAGTGATATAGGTAGATCTATCAAGATTATCTCCGAAGATCGATTATCAGCTAGAACAGCATCAAGGATTAGCGTGTTACGCAGGTCCCCATCAGTCAAGTAACTCTGTTGGGTTTGTCTATAGTAGGCGCTAGGAGCAAACATACCTAGCATAGGAGGTACTGTGTGTAAGAGAGATCTCGCGTTTATAATATCCCACCTTAGATCATGCCCAACAATGATTTTCACACCTCGATATGCGCAAACCAAGGCTGCCCCTCCTATACCGCAGCCAAGAATCAGAACCTGGTTGCCGGTGATACGTTCGTTAACTGCCCACCACACGAGTAAGGCCCTACACCATCGCGGCATCGGATACCCTAGATGTTTAAGAAACCTTATTGTGTGTACATCATAGGCAGCCGAATCAGCTATATGGTAGTCTTCGACGGATGTATAAAGAACTTGGTGGTACAGGATCTCATGCTCCACCGGTTTAGGTATAAAGTCGACTGCTAGCTGGATAACAGTTTCTTCTCGCCACAATCTGATACACTCCTCTGCAGACAGATCACACCAGTAGATGACACACGGTTTGACACCGAGTAACAGTCTCCTCATTACGTCTCTGATAGCTTGAGGAGCTTTATACTCGCCGTACTTAGAGTCTTTTGTTGACGCATACATCAGCGGTAACGTGAGCACAGCTTCCTCTTTTGGGAGTCTGAGAGAGTCTTCCAACACTCTAGTGCACTGTCGCATTGCCCTTATACACTGTGCAGTGATTGTCTCATTGGCTACTGATAGCCGACTCAGAATCTGACGCAAGCGTGACTGCGCAACGTATGACTGCTCATCTGATTGGGAATCGGCGTATATCACATGAGGGATTAAGTGGAAAGAGGACGTGGAGCTCGATAATTGCTTGGAAACCGTATCCATCAAGTGAGCGTATAATCTTGATCTAATGTACCGCTTATTTTCATACGCTAATCCTTCTGCTAGAGCAAGCTGCCTCTTTAATGGGTCATTATTAAACTCTTTATGTGTAACGGCGACTGCAAGTGGTTCTAGCATAGTGTACCCTAGCTTCAGGAGCATATAGGATAACGATATATGGCGACCTGTCATACTCCTAGAGAACAATTCAGAAGTCGTCATTATACCCAATATCACCCTGGACACACTATCTATAAATCTCCCTATGCCAATTCGAGAGAGCTCGAGAACCCCAAGGGGGATACGAAACTGCGTATGTAAGTTATCAAAGATCCCAGCAGGACCTGGTCCTGAATATATAGCTCTACGCAACAGGCAGTCGATCGCATAGAGACGGCCTGCCTGTGGGGATATGGGCTCAAATGGTATGAGGGATGTGATAGGGGCGTAGGTATCCTGAACTATCTTAATAGCTGGGTCACGGACAAGCAAAGGCAGAGACCTATAATCTAAGGACGGCAGAGAAGTGGCATTGATGTTGAATCTATCTCCGAGAAGAGGATCAAGTGGTCGATCTCCTAACCTAAGCTGCATTATAAAAGGGAGATGTTGGTTCTGTTGATTCACTCTCATATCACAAATTGCTGTCATGTAAAGATAGAACTCCTGAAACATTAAAGGGTAGTCATCTTTACTAGCAGAAAGGAACCCTGCTTCGTTCGAGTCATGCTCGATGTGTGACGAGAATGTACTCTGTCCCATAATGTGTGCGGATGCCGCAGATACTCTGTTAGCGTATCTGTGGGATGTTGAGCCTCCGATAATTGTTGTCAAACTGTCTGCTACCTCTGAGAGGCGGTATGTACTTCTAGAAAGAGATAAATGATCGATCAATTTCGCCATGCTTTCCGACCTTGTCGACCACGAGTATAATCTCTGCATAGTCCTCAGTGCGGAAGTAGCTTGCCCATGACCAACTATCTTGTAACCATGCTCTGCTCTCTTCTCTCTTGTCCGAACCCCCATGTATGCTTTATGAGGCCCGCGAGTAAACTTGGGATCTGAGGTAGGAGGGACATAGAAGGCCTTAATACACTCCGGCCACAAATTTGACGAGAAAGAAACAGGGAAGTCAACTGGAAGGTAAGACGTTATCCCCTCAGGAGTAACCCCTGACTTTGACCATCGAGATCTAGCACAGGTGATTAGATTGTAGAGACTCCCCACGTAGTCACTCCCTATGTACAATCCCTTGAAAATGTAATCCCTTGCTAGAATATTCCCTCGAGCTACATCTAACAGTGTGCTCGTAATATCTCCCGCCCCTGTAGACCGTGCTAATGTTTGGACACTCCTCGTAGTCAAGAACATCTTTTTGATCGCAGTCTCTGTCCCTAGTATGCTAGTGTCGTATAGATCATGTGCGATAACAGGGTTAAAAGGGGACATTGTACTAAGAGCGTCTATCAACTCACACTCATACTGCTTGCTAGATCGGGCAAGGACAGTCTTTATATCCTTATTACGAACTGCAGACCTTACTACTTCTAGTGTTGTCTCTGCAATAGCATCAGAGGGAGAGGTCAAGTGACGCACAGGGAGAGAATAGGGGTCCTTTATCAGGTCCCTCACACTTGGCCTCTCTACATACGTAGAGTCGGACAGAACTCTTTCAATGATCATGTTAGCATCAGGAAGGTACCTCCGCAGGGAATAACAGGAGGCAAGTGACTTCGATACAGGATCTCCTCCTCCTCGATACAAAAATTCATAGAACCCACTGACTGAGTAACCTCCTAAGCACGCTGGCATGAGGAGTGCAAGTCTCGTCAAGGAAGTATCTGTACCGAGGCTTACCCTCTGCATGGTGTATTGATAAGGGCCGCTACTCTTTCTGAGGAACTTGGTTGCAAAGGCAGCTTGTTGAAGGGTGTAGAAGTATAGTTCTATGGGGCTTCTCGCAGACTCTGCTGTAGCAAGCCCTGTGGAGAACATAGTGGCTATATACGCTTCGATCGTTGGAAAATCCGTTGCTGTGGTAGGGAACATTCGAGCAACCCCCTTTAGTGTAAGTGGATAATCGACACCATTGATATAAACAGCTTTTGAGTAAGTTACCATACATGACGAGTCTACACACTCCTCTGGCTTGAGCTCCTGATTGAGCTGAGCAGCATAGGTTGAGCTTCTCTGTGTAAGCCAGTCTCGGACTTGTTGGTATTGAACTTCATAATCGAGTGTTGAGTCTCGTGGTACAACACACGTTAGCATCACGTTGTCCCCTTGAGCAGTCATAGTGTATGATCCGTCAAGATCATCGATCCCTCTAGCTATCATGGCTATCGTGCAAATCGACCACAACTTCTGAGCTAGCCCTTCCAAACCCCCGTACTGCCCCATCCACAACAAATCTGACTCAGGCGGAGGGTGTTGCTCTATGCCGGTTGGAGGCATATTTGCCGATCGTACATAGATCATACACTGGGAGAAATACCTATGTATCCACGTATATACTCTTGACATTCCGAATAGAGCGTTGAGGTCTTTCCCTATCATTGAAACCATTAACTCCCTCCAGCGTAGGTTCCAGCGTGACAAGTCTAACTCAATGAATATCCTGAGATATAGTAACTCATCTAGAGGAGTTGTCAGCCTTAGTAAACGTTGATGAACAGTGAGCTTGTCGTCAGCCATGGTTAATTGTGGAAGATACTTAAGGACCTTGTCAGCTAGGTTGGACTCGATAATAGTCGCTGCATTTCTCATCTCCAATACCATCATAGCAAACATCCTTGCTGCAATTTTGAACTCTCGTTCCTTAGGCGTTAGAGCTACAGTACACCAATCCGGATTAATGATCCATTGATCAATATAGTTGACAAACTCTTCGTGATCTA